AGGATTACAAACAGGAAATCCAAGCAATCGTACTGTTGGTGGTACTGGTCAAAAAAATACGACTGAAAATGGATCCAATAGTAGTGGTCCTGATGGCGGCGGTGGAGGCGGCGGCGGTGGTGGATGTGTTGGCGGTGCAGGTGGTGCATATGGCGTTGACCAAAACCGTGGCGGCGGTGGTGGTGGCGGCGGTCAGTCTGGTTATAATAGTACTTATTGTAGTTTTAATAGCAATTCAGGATCACAACATAATGGTAATGGATTCGCGAATGTTTATTATGATTTGCAACTTCCATCAATTACTAGTTTCACTTGCAATCCAGCTGCAATTATTAGAGGTCAATCTTCTACATTAAGATGGTCTACATCATTTGCAGATTCTGCATCTATTAATAATGGTGTTGGTGCTGTTGCAGTTGGGTCTAACAAGACTACAAGTGTTAGTCCTACTTCAACTACAACTTATACTTTAACTGCATGTTTTTCTGGTGTATGTGTTACTGCAGACAAACAAGTAATTGTATATCAACCACCTACAGTTAATTTTTACGCTAACAAATATTTTATTAAAAGGGGAGAAACTGTAACATTATATTGGATTACTAGTGGAGATGGTTCTACGCTTACTTGGATTGCAGGAAACCTTACTAATACATTGTTATCATCTCAATCAAGTGTTACACCCACAGTCACTACAACTTATACATTGCAAGTTAGTGGTCTTGGTGGAACTAGTCCACAGTATAGTGTAGAAATTGTTGTATATGAACCACCAGAGGGAGAATTTAGTGTTCCATCTGTAATTGATTATGGTACTGCAAGTTTTGATGTTGCGTGGGAAGCGAAGTATGCCAACACAAAAGTAAGATTTAGAATTACTACAATTGACTTAGATGATAATAATGTAATCACAAATGTAGATTTACCATTAGCAAACTCAGCAGAATCTGGTAAAGGTCCCGATAATGATACAAGTGGAACTTATACTCATACACCTACTTGGGGTGATAGAGGTCCATCTTTAATTAGATTTTCATTTGAACTTAGTGGTGATGGCGGTTCAGAGACAATTCCAAGTCAAGATGTTTTAGTTAACATTGACCAGACACCAGATAATATTATAGTTCCAGATAGTTTAGATTTGATCAAGGATGATCCAGATGTTAGATCTCCTGAAGGTGATATCGTATCAGATTACATACAAGTCAACGATATTGATATTCCTGTTGAAATTAGAGCTTCAAACCCCATATTAGTTGATATAAATCAAGATAATAATTGGACTCAACTTAGATCATATGGAGCTCTTGCTGAACCAGTTGGTGGAATATTTGGAATATTTGATGGTCCTAAAGAGGAAGAAGAATTTGTAGAAGAAACAGTTTCTTCTCGTAGTATACCTGTAGATATAGAGGTTGTAGAAGCAGATCCAGTTACTGTAAAGACTTCTAGTCATCAAGATATTGATTATACTAATTTGGTTACATGTATTTCAATTATTGATGAATCATCTCCATCAGTGTCAACACACCAGAGTGATTGGACATCGTTTAGAAACAATTATCCAAATAGAACATTCTATCTACTACAAGCTACATTCCGTACAGATCCTCCACAGGGCGATCCGGTTTATGGACTTAGTAGACTGAATAGACCTTCTAATTTCTTAAATGATCCATATGCATATACTGTACAGGTAAACAGAGATGATGAGACTTCAAATATCTCTAACTGGTTTAATATTTGCGGGTTACAAAATGTTCCTGCAGGATCATATGTTTCTGTGTGGTTGGATATTTCAGGATCCATGAGAGAGGTTGATGTACAGAGATCTTACAATGCATTTGCAACTGCATGTAGCAATGCTGGTATTGTTATTGTTCTTGAGACTAGTGATAGTGGTGAGCGTTGGATCCCAGGTCACAACAAAGATCTACCACCATCTGGATTTATTACTGCCGACAAAACTAGTGTAAAACAGGATGAAGAATTTGAGTTGACGTGGGTTGCATTTGGTGAGGTTACTCAAGTTACAATTACAAACTACAATGGTGGAAATCCTGTCTCGTTTACTGGTCATGCTGATTTAACGATCAGTATAACAACCACATTTACAATGTCAATTCAGGGTACAACTGGTAGTACTCAAACTAGATCTGTAACAGTTACCGTTATTCCAAAACCAGTATTTAATGTCTGGTTATTGAACGATCCTAATATACAAGAAACTGTAAGAAAACCTAATATATCCACTCAAATTAATTGGGCAACAACACCAGCTGGTTCTGGGACTACACTAACATGGAGTAGTGGTAATATAGCAAATACTCTATTAACATCACAAACATCAGTGCAACTTTCTGATAGCTCTACTTTCTGTGGAACTGTTACTGGTCCTGGTGGAACTTCTGACACAGTATGTGCAACTATTACAGTTTCTCAGTATGTTACTTTAGAAGCTAATGCTCCTGGTACTATTGATTATGGTACTGAAACTATTACATTAGATTATTCTACTGAATATTCTGATATAGAAATGAAGTTAGAGGTATTTTTTACTTATCTAGATGGAAGTACATCTTCTTCGGCTGTATTTACAGATGATACTCTTCCGCATCCAGATAGTTTTGAACTAAATCCTGTAGCACCTGCATTTAATTCAGTTGATGATCAGGAAATTGAATTTGATATGTCTACTTTTTGGAATGATATTGGACCATCTTCAATTAAATTTAGATTTACTGCTAAAGGAAGTGCAGGAACTGAAGTTCTAAATCTTACAACTCTAGTTAGTATTGATCGAACACCAAATAATATTTTAATTCCAGATAGTTTAGGTTTGATCAAAGATGATCCAGATGTTAGATCTCCACTGGATGGTCCAATCACTAATATGCTTCTAGTTGATGATATTGACGTTCCTGTAGAAATTTTATCTGACTATGAGATAAAAGTTAAAAAGAACAATACTGGTGGATGGATAGATGTTAGGAACTTAAATGCATAGAATAAATAATACAACAGGAACTATAGACTGATAAGATGTCTGATTATCAATTTACAAATACACCGCTGTACGTATCCGATGGTGATTACGTACAGTTTAGGTTTCAAGCTCCTGATGATTGGGGACAGGCACTTACTGTTAGAGTTCGTGTTGGACTGCTTGATACTTTTTGGTATATTGAAACACTTCCTGAAGATTTAACACCAGACCCATTTCCTTTTCAGAAGGTAGATGATGCTGAATTGGATACCATGTATACTTATGGTGATGGTAATCGTGCAGGAGAAAGCATTATTACAGTTACTGGATTAACTGATACTTCTGTAGCAGCTGTCGCTGTATCATCAAATTTTCCAATTCCTTTTGGTGCTGTGGCAACTGATTATTTTGGCGCACGTATTGACTATGATGGTGATGGAACTTGGGACACTGGTTGGCTTACTGGAAGCATAACTCCTGGTGTTGAAAATAATGCTAAAATTCAAGTACGAGTAAGAACTCAAAATGCAATTAACTCAACTTCATTACTTACATTAGTTATTGGTACTTCTAATGAAACGTGGAGTGTTAAAACTCAATCTGCAGCGCAAAATATTCCAGATCCATTTCCTGATTGGGAAGATATTGACGGTGTTGAAGCGGGATTAGCACATGTTTACAGTGAACCAGTAAGAATTGACGGGTTAATTCCAGATTCTGTTGCAACTTTCCTCCTCACAAATTCATCAGCACAGTGGGCTAATTCAAGCACAAATACTACATTTACAAATGGTGATGGATATGAAGTCCTCAGTGGTGTGACTTGGAATGGTGGATCTGGTGATGTTGTTAATGGTGATTGGGTTCAGTTGAGAGTTGTATCTAGTACATCTGCTTTTGGTGCAATTACCACTAATATTAGTATTGGTGATGCTGTAAATGGTGATACTTGGACAGTTACGACAGGAGAGTTTCCTGATACTGAACCATCTCCTTTTCAATTTGATAACGTGGATAATGCTCTAATTAATACACTATATGGATCACCCGATGCACCACCTGCAGGAATTAGTGGTATTGATCCAACAGTTAATATTCCTGTAACGTTAGATCCTACTAATACATCAGCAACTGAATACTATGTTAGAGTAACAAAAGCAGATGGTACTGTTGGATCTTTGGGATCATTTCCAACTACTGTTGCACTTGGAGATAAACTTGCTTTATTTGCTAAATCAGCACCCAACTATGGTGGACAAATCAGAACTGTAAAAATTAATGTTGGTGGTGTTCCTATTACTACATGGCAGGTAAAGACTAGCGATGGTCCTGATACTGTTGCATCGTTTACACCACCACAAGATTTAACTAATCAACAACCAAGCACTTATGTGACTAGTTCCCCAGTTACTATTAGTGGTATTAATACTCCAATTCAGATTAGTCGTTTAACTGGTTATAATGCATTAATTTCTATTGATGGTGATGCAGCCACTACTGGTCCTAGAACTTTTGATCCTAATGTAAATACTACATTTACTCTTACTATTTTAACTTCAGACCAAGTAAATACACCAGAATTCACACAGATTCAAGTTGGTACGGGTGCTCCTAGCAATTCAACTTTTGTTTGGACGGCAAGGACTTGGATTACTGCACCAACACCACCATCAAATTCTGGAACATGGTACAGTATTAAAACATGGAAACAGGATGGTTATGCATTAGGAACTGTTATTCCAATTATGAAAGAAAGTGTTCTGGGATATGGGGATCTTGATGGTGATCTTTATAATCCTGGTACAAACCTTGTGACCAGAGTTCCTAGTGATGTTGCTAGTAGATACCCAGGATTTATTGAATGTGATGGTCAGGAATTAGATGCTGCACAATATCGTGGATTATATGAAGTTATTGGTACACACTATGGTGGAGCTGTAACTATTTCATCTGAAAATATTTTAGATGAAGATAACAATGTAGTTGGTACTTGGACGAAATATGATGGTAATTTTAGACTTCCTGATTATAGAAATAGAAAGCTTTGTGGCACGGGTATTGTTGATAGTAGCAGAGGAAGTTCTGCGTTCTTACCTGTTTCTAGTTCTGGTGGTGATATTCAAGTTGTTGGATCTGAGGGTGGATACTGGTATTTTGATAAAGTAGACACTCTTGGCACACAACCACTAGAACAGATTGAAGGAACTGGTGATAATGGATTAAATTCACGGTTCTTCTCACTTGGTACAGTTAGAATTAGTGGATTGGAAACCATTACAGGTAGTATTGGATTTAGTATCAATGGTAGTATTACGGCAACGATTGGTCCTTTGCAGTCTTTAATTGTTGGAGTTCCAGAACATGATCACTTCTATTTCTCTGCAGTTTCTGATGGTGAAGGTGGTGAAGCTGTTGTCCCTTGGGGTCAGGGTGGATCTGGTGGTAGAGCTGGTTTCCAATTTGCTGAAGTACAATCTTATCCGCTGAAAATTAAAGGCAGTGACCCACTTGGGTCATCCGAAATTTGGGATACGTGGGCGGATAGAATTCAGAGCGTATGGACTGGTATCTTTGTAAACTTGAAAGAATATTATGGAAATGATTTTGACCTTAGACAGTGGGTGCAAGCCAACTTACCTGCAGGTCAGAATGTTAACGCTGAATACGCAGAAGTTCAAGGTGCATCTCTAGGATTGGGCAATGATTCAGGTGACGATAAGGGACTTACAGAAGATTTTACTACATGGTGGTTATCTGATATTTCTGGATTATCTGGCGCTATCCTTCAAACCACTTCAGATACAGGTGGTAATCAAACTGCTGGTGTAATTGAGAACCAAAATTCTACATTTAGAGTTGCTGGTTATACACCATCTGCTGGACAAACAAGAACTCATAGTCATTTTATAACTGAAAATGTTGTTGGTAATCCCAATACTGACTTCTCTGGTGGTAATGTTAGTGGTGCTGGTGACCCCAATCCACCATTTGGTGCTGGATTAAGTGCTAGTGGTCAAGTTGGTGCTGTTCTTTCTTTTCAAATGTATGAAAGAAGAGGTCTTAATGAACCATATGATGATATGCAACTTGTAAATAAAACTATTGGCGAGTGGACATATAGACTTGCTGGTCAAAATTACTGGACCGAACCAGGAGAGGAACTAATTGTAGAGGAAGCAGTTCGTTATAGAAATGGTAATAATGGAGCTGGTACTGGTATGGTTATTAATTATACTATTCAAGCATATCCTTCTTTAGGAGGATCTCCCTTTGGTGATAGTAGAATTAGAATTAATCAAATTGTTAATGCTGGACAGGGATATGCGGTAGGTGATGAATTGACAGCAGCAACATGGTCTGATACTCCAGGACTTGGTGCTGAAGATTTAATGGTAGTTAATACAGTTTCTACTGGAAACGTTGGTGGCGTTGGTGAGAGTATTCCAATTCAATTCACACAAAACGACTTGTTCATGGACATGACTACAGGAACATTTAAGTTTTCTAGAAGTATCAAAAAACCTGTTCCTGATGTTACAATGATCCCACAGAGACAAGTTCCAATTCTGACCCCATTCCACAAGACTAAATATATGATCAAGGCGTATTAATAAATTATGGGGCAAGACATTATTCCAGATTATAGACCACTTGAATTGATGCTCGATACAAAATTTACGAAGTCTGAGTTTACAGATTTCATTGGTATTTGGGAAAACTTCATGCCAGCACCATTATGCGACGAGATTGTAGCATTTTGTGCAGAAATCTTTGAGCATGGAGCTTCATTTAATGGTCATCCTGATGAGATGCATGTTATTTCATCTGAAAGTGTTTATGGCGGTCCATTAAGGAGAAAGGACGAAGCGTTTCTTCTTAACTACCATAATTTAACATTAGGGAGACATGTAAATCAGATATTGAAATCATGTCTTCAGCATTATATGAGTGAATATTTTTCTCTACAGCACAGTAGTGTCACTTCTTGGGATATTAAAGTTCAAAAAACTAAACCTGGTGGTGGTTATAACTTATGGCATCATGAAGATGGTGACATAAGACATGCTGATCGTGAGTTAGTGTGGATGATTTACCTCAATGATATGCCTGATGGTGAGGCAGAGACTGAGTTTTTATATCAAAGAAGAAGAATTAAACCGACTAAAGGAACAGTAGTAGTTTGGCCTGCTGGATTTACACACACTCACAAAGGAAATACTGTTCTTACTGAAGATAAATATATCTTGACAGGATGGTACATCAAAAACCAATAAGGTAGATCAATGGCTTTAAATATTAGAACTCCTTTATTAGAAATTGATTTTCTTAATAAGATTATTAATCAAGAACGACGTTATATTGACCAGGATACTGGTACAATTAAAGTTTTTCCTGGTGGCAGAAGAGTTTCGTTTGATGATACTGCTAGTGAAAGATTTTTAGCAGCTGCTATTGATCCTTTCTGGCATAGTGCAAAAGATCAACTTGATTTTTTCCAGTACAACGATTATGGAACATATTTTTGTCAGCGTAAAAAGTTAAAAACTGATTTCACCACAAATACTCAGTATCAGGCTACATATCAGTTCGTTGATGGTACTGCAGATCAAGCAAAACAATTATATGATCAAATTAAAATCTTTTTAGAAGTTTCAGATCAAGTTAAAAATTTGAAGGTTGAAGCTCTTGTAGAGGATGTAGATAAAGAAGTTCTTTTGTATGAGAAGAGATATCTAAAACTCAAAAGACAGAAAAATTCTTTATTAGAATTGAGTGATTGGAGAATTTTACCTGACGTTGCTGATAGTTATGAAGGTGAGAAAGACATGTGGATAGCATGGAGATCCCGTGTACGTACAGATGTATTAAAATCACCTGATGATTTTGATAGTGGATTAGATTACTTCAAGTACACTTATGAGTATAGATTTCCCGTTGACCCAAATGTTTATAGGAATTTGTATGATGGTGTAGACAATCCGCCTGCATACTTAGACGCAAACGATACTGATCAGTGGGTATATCATGACATAGAAGCTTCTACTGACTTCCGTAATCAGAGAGAGCAAACAATGTATAATCTTGCAAGATCTAGAGCAAAAATCTCTCCAAAGCGAGAAGTTGATGCTAAAGTATTGGAAATGATGAAACTATTGAAAGTAGATGACATTATTCCAATAGACTGGAACATTTATTACGTACCCGAATGATATATGAAATTGATCTTCTGAGTGAAGGTGATTTAAAACTCCTAAATCAAGAACTTAAGAGTTTCAACTATATTGATGGTAGTATCAGTAACCCATCAAAGATCAAGAAAAATTTAATGTGCTTTGACGGTAAAGCATATGGTGATAGTTGTAACTTTATACAACAGATTATGCACCAAAAAATGTATAGCATCTATGCTATGCGTAGCATATCTCAAATATACTTTTTAAAATATAATGTAGGACACAAATATGATTATCATTTAGATAACTATCCAATTGCTGGCGTTCATGCACATTATAGTATGACTATCTTTCTTAATGATGATTATGAAGGTGGAGAGTTGGTGATTAAAGTTGGTGATGTGGAGACTGTACATAAACCCAAAGCAGGAAAAGCAATATTATATTCTACTGGTTTGTGTCATAAGGTAAATCCTGTTACAAAAGGAATACGTAATGTTGCAGTCACTTGGATAGAAAGTATAATTACAAATTCTTTTATGCGTTCATGGATTATTGATTATGGCAGATATATTGAAGGATCTGTAGATGAGAAGTTGGAACAGATGAGGTTAAATTTAATACGAGAATATGGTACAAACATTTAATGATGTCTTTGATAAACGGACATTACCGAGAATATTAGATACTGTAAATTCAGCAAAATGGTATTTTGGTCATGGTTCATTTGATCCAAGTGACCCTAGAAGAGGTTATCCTTTCTGGAGGATGGATCTTAAGCAATATCAGTTCTTTAATACGTATCTTCTAAATATCATACAGGAGACAACTCAACAAGAGTACGAATTATATGATGTGTATGCCAATGGGCATACATTTGGTACTGCTGGAGATCTTCATGTTGATTGGTATGATGATAGAGGAAGAACATTTCTCTTTTATGCAGTTGATGATTGGCATCTTCAATGGGGTGGAAAGACAGTATTTGAATTAGGTAATGGTGAATATTATTATCAATTACCCAAACCAAATACAGCTGTTCTATTCCCAGGAAATATGAGACATGCGGCAGAAGCTGTCACTAGATCATTTGCAGGACTTCGTGTAACTATTGCTTGGAAACTACTAGTAAAATGAATACAAACTACAACGTACATTATTTTGAACACTTCATTGGAAATTATGCTGCTTTAATCAAAAAACCAGTTGTATACTTTAGATCTGTTGGATGGAACAATAGTTCTAATGTTGATGCAATTAATGCATCATGGGCAGTATATGAAGATATTCTTCCTGGTGATTTGTGGACGGCATTGAAGACATCTGAGCAAGTTTTTATTGAATGTGATGATGTAGGGGTTATGATGAATTGGTTGGGTGATAATTTTCCACAAAGTCAGGCATCTTGTACTATTCCTGAAAATTACATCTTCTATGCTCTATACAATGCTGAAGGACAACAAATCGCTACTAACGAATAATGTTTTCAGATAGATATTACGTTGCTGAAAAGTATAGTCTATTGACATATGAGCATCTCTCTACCATTGAGAAGATGCCATATCGATATACTAGTTTGGCTGATTCTACTTATCTACCAGTGTTGGATGATGCACTGAAGAATAAGTTGAGTTTGCCTCTTAAGTGGAAATCTCCAGTTAGACAAACTGCAGAGATGGATTCAGCTCCTGATTGGGGTAAGTATGTTCTTATTGAGTATAAAGATAGTGAAGTAATTAATTATGTTGACCTTATTAGTATTCCGTGGGATGCTTTTCATGGCACGGGAAAACTTCAGCAACATAAATGGAATCATTTTATTGGATATACACAACTTGAAGAGATACGAGATCTCAAACCAAAAATTGAGGCAATGACTGATCAAACTCAGACTTGCATGACATCACTTAATTCTATTAAACTTGATCCAGAAGGAAATTTTGTATCAGTATTAATTCACGACGATGCATATAATCTTGCCGATTTGGAGATTGGTGTTAAAGTAGAGGAACTTCATTACTTTGCAAAACATCGCCCATATAGTGTTAAAGGATCTATCGAGATGATGCATGATGGTGGATATATCTACCACATGTATCTCTTGTATGCCGATGATATTGAACCAAATTTTAAAGGTAAGACAGTTTCCAGACAAGTAAAAGGTGTGCATGGTGGGTTATCAGTTAGATATGCTGATGCTATGTTAGTGGCAGGTTTACTTACACAAGAACAGAGAGACTTTGTTGAGACAAAATCAACACATGATACACGCTGTGATTACAGATGGAAATTATCTGATACTGGTGAGGTTGAAGACATTTATTTGATCTTTACTCATGTTGAAGAGTTTGATGACTTGACCCAAGACAATTAAATAACTGTCACAAGGGGGTTGCACACCCCCTTTTTCATGCCTTATAATAATCACATCAACGCAAGACGCCCTTTGACTTTGACCCTTCGCCCACACCAGCAACGTGCTCTTGACGCTTTGCTGACTGCTAGCATTGGTCGTGTCACCATCCCCACTGGCGGTGGCAAGACACTTGTGATGATCGAGGACGTGAAGCGTCGTCTCGCTGCTTCTACTACCCCTCAGACTGTCGTTGTGGTCTCTCCTCGCATTCTTCTCTCAGTTCAACTGTATGAAGTGTTCTGGTCTGCTCTCAACGGTAATGTGGATGTAGCCACCATCCATGTTCATAGCGGTGAGGTTGATTGCACCAGCACCACTAAGATCCAACAGATCCAGTGTCACGATGCTGTCTGTAAGACTGCTGGTATTCATCAACTGATCTTTACCACTTACAACTCATTGCGTCGTATCAATGAAGCAGGTATTGATGTTGACACCATCTATTATGATGAGGCACACAATTCTGTTCGCCGTGACTTCTTCAAAGAAGTTGCTGCTGCTTCATTGACTGCCAAGCAAGCATACTATTTTACTGCCACACCTAAGTATCGTGGTGGTGTGATCAGCATGAACAACACTGCAGTGTATGGTTCTGAACTGATTAGTGTGCCTGCACCTGAGCTCATCAACAACGGTAGTATCATCCCTCCTACCATTTTGCCACACGTTGTTGACATCGAGCGTAACAAGTCTCTGCTTGCTGCTGAGAACGATCGTGAGGTGTTGGTTGACATCATCAGCAAACTTGATGATGATGCTGCACAGAAGATCCTGGTTGCTGCTCCTAACACTCGTGTGCTGTGGGCTTTGCTCTCTAGTACAAATGTGATGCAGGAGTTTGCTGATCGTGGTTATGATGTGATGCACATTACCAGCAAGCATGGTGCATATGTTAACAAAACTAAGGTTAACCGTCAAGAGTTCTTTGACACACTTGACACTTGGGGCAAAGATCCCAGCCGTAAGTTTATCATGTTTCACTACAGTATCCTGTCTGAAGGTATCAACGTGCCTGGTCTCACTCACACTATTTTGCTTCGCAATCTTCCTGTGATTGAGATGGCACAGACTATCGGTCGTGTCATTCGTCTCGACAAGCGTGATGCTGCTGACATTGCTGAAGGCAAACTTACCCCTGGTGCATGTCAGTTCTATCGCAAGCGTACAGGGTTTGTGACTGTACCTGTCTTTACCAACTATGGTAAGCAGACTGCAAAGCGTCTGCAGAATGTTGTTGATGCTATCTTTGTCAAAGGTGTTGCTGCCACTGACTGATATTGTGGTATAATTAGTATGGAACACTCACAACCTATCAACATGGACTGGAATGATGCTACTAAACAACACAAACGTAAAGATGCACTCGGACTTTTTTATGAAAGCGTGTTGAAACCAGACAGCAAACTTAGAGCATGTGCTCACAATCAAGAATGCTTTAATGAGCTGATGGAATGGCGCACAGAAATCATTGCATACCTAGATCAACGAAGAAACGAGGAATTTAATGACAATTGAAGGACGCCCCAACATGACAACTGAAATCAACTGGAAAAATGAGTATTCAAAACAGCGCAAAGATCGTATGCAAGATGCGATCGATGATTATCTCAACGATGATAAAGTATCAGCACGACAAACGTATGAAGAGATG